GTTGTTAAGAAGTCTATAGTAGGTCAAATTGAAAATAGAAATTTTCTAGCACCTACTGGTTTTAAATTTCAATTAAATAGAACACCTAAAGTTACTTACTTTGGCAACGCTATCAATATACCTGCAATAGATCTTGGTGTAGCAGAGCAACCTACCTATTTGAGAGACATTCCTTTACCAGGTGACAAATTACAATTTGCTGATCTTAATTTACGTTTTCTAGTAGATGAAGGATTGGAAAATTATATGGAGATACAAAACTGGATGAGAGGTCTAGGTTATCCAGAAAGTTTGAAAGAAGTATATGATTTTCAAAAAGAAAAGTCTGATATATCACAACCAATTAAAAGTCAGTTAAATTTATATTCTGATGGCACACTAACAGTATTAGATTCTAACAATATACCTAAGTTTAAATTAATATTTGAGAATTTATTTCCTACTAATCTTACAACTTTAGAGTTTGATGCAACTCAAACAGACCTAGAATACTTTACAGCAGAGGTCACTTTCAAGTATACTATATACAATATAAGAGATATTTAATTAATTATGTATGATTGATTTGAATGGAATCCAAAAGATGTGGGAGGAGGATTCCAAAATTGATCCAGACAATCTGCACACAGAGTCCTTAAATATTCCTGTGTTACATGCAAAGTATTTTGATCTTTATAATAACATCTTTCTTTTAATGAAGAAAGCTCAACAACAAAGAAAAAATATTAGGCATGAGAGATATGAATATTATTCAGGTAAAGCAGATCCAGAGATCTATATAAAAAATCCTTTTCCTAAAAAGATTAGAGACAAAGATACAATGCAAAAGTATCTTGATGCTGATGAAAGACTATCATCAACTTCTCTAAAGATTGAATATTATGAAACCATGTTGAATTATCTTGAAAGTATTCTTAAACAAGTTTCTAACAGAACTTATCAGATTAAGAATTCAATTGAAGTAATGAAATTCCAAGCTGGTTATGGCTGATCTTGTCATTGAAAAAATCAATGAAGTATATTTAAAAGTAAAAACTGAACCCTCAATAGAATATGAGTTGAGGGATAGGTTTACTTTTGAAGTCCCTAATAAAAAATTCATGCCTCAGTATAGAAGTAGATACTGGGATGGATATGTACACCTCTTCAATATGAAGACTAAGAGGATCTATGTTGGTCTTTTAGATAAAATAGTTGCGTTTTGTGAGAACAGTGGATACTCATATGAGTTTGAGAAAAACAAATTCTATGGTGCACCATTTGAAGTCAATGAAATGATATCATGGGAAGGTGTAAAAGATTATGTAAAATCAATAACTAAATTTAAACCAAGAGATTATCAAATTGATGCCATACATGATGCATTAAGATATAATAGAAAACTTCTGATATCACCTACAGCATCTGGTAAGTCATTAATGATCTATGCTCTAGTCAGATATTTTGTTGGAAGAAAGAAAAAGATATTACTTGTTGTTCCTACCACTTCTCTTGTAGAGCAAATGTACAAGGACTTCATAGAGTATGGGTGGAATGCTGAAGATCACTGTCATAGAATATATGCTGGTAGAGAAAGAACAAATGAAAATGAGGTAACAATTACTACATGGCAATCTGTTTATAACTTAGATAAAACATTTTTTGCTGATTATGATGTTATCATAGGTGATGAAGCACATCTTTTCAAAAGTAAATCTCTAGTTAATATAATGGATAAACTACATCATGCTAAGTATAGATTTGGGTTTACTGGAACTTTAGATGGTACACAAACCCATAAGTGGGTATTAGAAGGATTGTTTGGACCTTCATACAAGGTGATACAAACTAAAGAATTAATGGAGAAAGGACATTTATCAGAACTAGATATACAGTGTTTAGTTTTAAAACATACTCCCAAAAAGTTTGAAACATATGAAGATGAGATTCAATATCTAATTGGAAATGAGAAAAGAAATAAATTTATATCCAGACTATCAATAGATTTAAAAGGAAACACTCTGATACTATACAGTAGGGTAGAGTCTCATGGAAGGATACTTTATGATATGATAAATAATTTTGTTACCAAGGATAGAAAAGTATTTTTCATTCATGGTGGTGTAGATGCTGAAGATAGGGAGAAAGTAAGAGAGATAACTGAACAAGAAAACAATGCAATCATAGTGGCTTCTTATGGAACATTCTCTACAGGCATCAATATTAGGAGGTTACACAACGTTATTTTTGCTTCTCCGTCTAAGTCTAGAGTTAGAAACCTCCAATCCATTGGAAGAGTTCTAAGAAAAGGTAAAGACAAGGTAAAAGCAAAACTCTATGATATTGCTGATGACCTAACCAGTGGAGCAAGAAAAAACTACACACTTAATCATTTCATTGAAAGAGTTAAAATTTATGCACAAGAGCAATTTAACTATGAAATATTAACAATAGATATTAAGGAGAATAAAAATGATAGAAGATGATTTTTTTGCCACCCTCAAATTAAAAACAGGGGAAGAATTATTTGCGAAAGTATCTGCCACTGATGAAGGAGACAGAACACTACTCCTAGTGTCACACCCTATCATGGTTGAAACAATAAAAATAAGAGGTTCTCTAGGTGGATATAAATTTGAACCATGGTTGAAATCATCAAATGAAGATTTATTCATCATCAATTTAGATGATGTCCTCACTTTATCTGAATCAGATAATGTTGAGATGATTATGTTCTATCAAGACTATATTAAAAAGGTGAGTCATGACACTCACACTAAGTTAGATAAAACAATGGGATATCTAACCACTGTCAAGGATGCTAAAGAAGCATTAGAAAAGTTATATAAATCAAGCTCTAATCAACCTTGAAACCCCACAAAGGTAATTGTACACAGTATTTGGATACTTGTCAAGTACTTGGTTATCTGTTATACTAATTATATGGAAAAGCAGAAATACTTATGGCTACACGTAGAAAAAGATCTGAACACTATGTTAACAATAAGGAGTTTCTTGCTGCCTTGGAAGTCTATATTGCTCAAGTAAATAGGGCAAAGTTGAATGATAAAGAACCACCACAGATACCAAGATATATTGGAGAGTGTTTTTTAAAGATAGCAAATCATTTATCCTATAAACCAAACTTTGTAAACTATATGTTTAAGGATGATATGATATGTGATGGTATAGAGAATTGTGTTAGATATATTCATAACTTTAATCCTGAGAAAAGTAAAAATCCATTTGCATACTTTACTCAAATCATTTATTATGCTTTCTTAAGAAGAATATCTCAAGAGAAAAAGCAGTTAGAAATAAAGAATAAAATTCTAGAGAAGTCCAACTTTGATGAGGTCTTTGATTCAAATGATCTTGACGCATCCAATTATTCAGACTATAATTCTATTAAGGATGCTGTACATTCTAAGTTGCGTAACTAAATGAAATTAACACAAGAGATTATTGATAAAATCCAAGAGGCAATGTTACATACTAAAAAAGATGGAACTGTTAATTGGAAAGATGATGATGAAATAGAAGTGCAACTTGCAGGTACATTTGCTGCTGATAGATTTATTGTCATTAAAAATAAAACTAAAAATCCTGTTGTAAGTGCTGCACCACATCCTCACTTTGATTATGAGAAAGGTGTCTTTACTAAAGATGGTAGAGAAGAATATATGAAAGAGCAAGCAACTGAAAGACTACATGATGATATAAGAAACTCAAAATGAAGATAGCAATAATAACTGATCAGCACTTTGGGTGTCGTAAAAATTCAAAACTTTTTCATGATTATTTTTTGAGATTTTATGAAGATGTTTTCTTTCCAACTATAGAGAAGGAGGGTATTACAACTATAGTTGATATGGGAGATACCTTTGATAGTCGTAAAGGAATTGATTTTGGTGCACTTAATTGGGCAAAAGAAAATTACTATGATAAACTCAATAAGATGGGCATTACTGTTCATACTATAGTGGGTAATCATACAGCATATTATAAGAATACAAATGAAATAAATGCAGTAGATCTTTTATTGAAGGAATATGATAATGTAAAAGTATATTCAGAAACCACTTCTATATTAATAGACAATTTAAGTATTCTTCTTGTTCCTTGGATTAATTCAGAGAATGAAGAAAAAACTATGTCAATGATTAAAGAGTCAAGATCTCCTGTTTGTATGGGTCATTTAGAATTACATGGATTTAAGGTTAATGATTATGTTGTTATGGAGCATGGGTCAAGTATAGATCCATTTTCTAAGTTTGAAAAAGTATACTCAGGTCATTTTCATACAAGATCAAATCAGGATAATATCTATTATCTTGGAAATCC